CTGAACAACACGCAGAAAGAGCGGAACAAACAGATCAAGGAGATCCTCAAATGATCACCAAACTCCACGAACTGCCAACGGACCACAAACTCCGCAACACCGCCATCAAGGACCTGGATGTCCGCATCATCTGCCGGCACACACGCTCCACCCGAGATCCTCGCACCTGGAAGATCAAGGACGATACCTTCAATCGCCTCTCCGAAACTTGGCAGACCAACTTCGACTTCGTAATCATGAACAAATGAAGCCAACACCACGCACCGACCAGTACGTCGATAAGTGGATCAAAGATCGAATCGCACTCTGGCCAGACTTCGCAAGACAACTCGAAACAGAACTCAATGAACTCAAAACAACGATGGGTTCGCATCAGCAACAAAACCAAGCAGGCCATCCTCAAGGCAAACCACTCCTACTCATGCACGGAACTCGCCAAGATCCACAACATCGCCCCATCCAGCGTCTGGAAGATCCGCAAGGGGAACTCAAACGCTGGAAAGACCTCGCCCACGCCCTCGCAGCCTGCCTCGGCTGCGGCTGCACCCAACAACTAGGCCTCTGCGTCCAATGCCACAACGCACAGAAACGCTACCGAGCCTGCCAAGTCCCACTCCAATGAGAACACCACTCACGGAATCCATCCCACTCGTCACCGACCTCCGAGCCAAGGGTTGGACCTACAAATCCATCTCCCTCAACCTCGGTATGTCACGCCAACGCGCTCATCAGATATTCCAGTTGGCCAAACAACGACAATACGCATCCACCCTGTGGACCCACGGACTCAGCGTCCGAAATATCACCATCCTCGGGAAACTAGGGATCACCAGTAAACAGGAAGCCAGAGAGGCAATCAAAAGCGGCAGGATCCGACCGCTCGCATTCAAGAACTACGGAGTCAAATCCTACTCCCAACTCGTCACCTGGCTCGATGAACAACAACCATGAGCCGACACACCTATCCACTCGTCGAATCCATCAAGGTCATCCCGCTCTCCGACGGACGCTCCATCCGCATCCGCAGGGATCGTACCAAGGAGAACCTCAAGACCAACTACGGCGACGGTGACATCCACCTCACCTGCGTCGCCCAAGCACATGACCCCATCGAGATGATCAAGACCTTGGCCCGCCTGGAAAACGTCCGCTCGGTCGAACTCCTCGACGCCAAAGGCAACGGCATCCAGATCCACAAGGAACACCCATGATCCAGTCCTCAACACATGACCTCGTCAACGCACTCAACATCCTCTCCGCAGAGATCCACTCGGCAGACGGTGCAGCCAATGCCGTATGCGCCGAGGCGGCCAATCGAATCCTGCAACTCATCGCGCTGACCAAGGAACTCAGCGACCACATCCTGGCCAGCCCCATCCATCACCCCAAATGCAACGCCAAGACCAAAGGATCCTACTGTAACTGCATCCTCTCTCGGATCACACCCAACCAATGAAAACCCCACGCCGCGAACAACCATGGTACGAGGCCCGCCTCGAAACCAACTCCAAACCCGGACCCATGTCCAACGCCGAACGATCCGCCTTCACGCTGGAAAACCGCCGCATCCTCGATGACGCTCCACGCCTCATCGCCTACGGAATATCCAAGGGATGGATCAGCTACCCAACCAAGAAAACCCACTTCCAATGGAAACCGATCGACAGTTCGTCAACATCCACAACCCTGCCGTGGTCGTCACAGTCCTCGGGCATGGACAGTATCGCTTAGGCGAGACCAGACGCTCCGTGACCATCTACGAACGCCGGGGCGCTCTCTACGTCCGCAATACCGAAGAGTTCAACCGCATCTTCAGGCCACTCAAGTAGTAGGCCAACCAGCAACGAATCAACGACATGACAACGCTCCAACGAGCGGCGCTTTGGCTCGCCAAGGTGCCGCCAGCCATCTCCGGATCCGGAGGACATTCACAGACCTACACCGCCGCCGTGGGACTCGTCCACGGCTTCGGCCTTTCCACCTCAGACGCCTTCAAGCTCCTGTCGGACTGGAACCGATCCTGCCAGCCGCCATGGACCGACCGCGAGCTGCTCCACAAGATCCGCCAAGCCGACGAGAAACCCCACGACAAGCCACGCGGGCACCTCGCCAACACCTCGGACCATCGCCCCACCCAACCGCTCGACATCACCCGCGTGACCTTCAAGCGACCAGCTCCGGTGGCCCCGACCCCCGGCGCATCAGAGTTCCGGCGCTTCCTCGAAGCCTGCTTCGCCCAGGGCGAAACCGTCTGCATCTGCGACAACGTCTCCGAAGAGGACGGTAGGCCACTGTCCAGTGGCTCGTTCATCACCCGCGAGGAATGGCTCGCCCGCCACGACGAACCCGGCGCCGGGATCCTCGGACCCGAACGACGCGGCGTCTTCGTCCGCATCAACCCGTTCAAGCCCAACCTCTACAGCGGATCCGACAACGACGTGTCCGCCTACCGCCACGTCCTCGTCGAGATGGACGAACGCCCCAAGGCCGAACAGGAGAAGGCCCTCCGCGACACCGGCATGCCCATCTCCGCCCTCATCGACAGCGGCGGCAAGTCCATCCACGCATGGGTCCGCGTCGATGCACCAGACCGCAAGGAATGGGAGGCGCGCCGGGATCTCATCTACAACCTCATCCCCGGCATCGATCCCAAGAACAAGAACCCCGCACGGTTCTCCCGCCTCCCCGGCGCATTCCGCAACGGCTGCCCCCAACGCCTGATCGCCACCCAGATAGGTCCAGAGTCATGGGCCGATTGGCTCAGCGACCGCGAGACCGCCGACGACAAGGCCACCATCGTCACCGTCAAAGACCTGATCTGCTTCGATGAAGACAACGATCCGGACAACCTCATCGGCAAACGATGGCTCACCCGTGGCTCATCCATGATCATCTCCGGTGGCACCGGCATCGGGAAATCCTCACTGATGATGCAGATCGTCATCCGCTGGGCGCTCGGCAAGGACTTCTTCGGCATCGCCCCCGTCCGCCCGCTCCGCATCGGGATCGTCCAGGCCGAGAACGACAAGGGCGACCTCGCCGAAGCCTTCAAGGGCGTCATCAAAGGGCTCAAGATGGCCACCGATGACATCCGCATCCTCCAGGAGAACCTCCACTTCCGCACCGAATCCGTCCGTACCGGGGACGCATTCCTTGCCTACGCCACACGCTTCATCACCCGATCCAAGCTCGACCTCATCATCGGCGACCCGCTCTTCTCCTACTTCGGGGGCGACCTCAGCGACCAGGGCGAGGTCAGCACGTTCCTCCGCAACAAGCTCCAGCCCATCCTCCACCAGACCAAGGTCGCATGGATCTGGATGCACCACATCTCCAAGGCCCAACGCAAAGACGGCGAGCCACTCACCACCATGGAACTCGCACACGCTGGCTTCGGATCCTCTGAACTGGCCAACTGGGCGCGGGAGATCGCGGTGCTGGCAGAAGTAGGCCAGTCGAAGCCTCGACGCTTCCAACTGGCCTTCTGCAAGCGGGGATCGAGGCTCACGGCATCGGCACTAAACCTTCAGCACTCTCCCAACGGAATCGTGTGGGACCAGTGGAACCCGATGGTGATGACGGGGGCTCAACTGAAGGAGCCGAAGCCATTTCCTGCTCGTCGAGGGCCTCGCGCATAGCCTTGAACCAATCCTCCCCACTAGCCGCTTCCTCATTCTCGGGAGCGGCTTCTTGCTGCTGGGGCTCGGGCTCGGGCTGCAGCTCCACGGTCTCCCCCTCCTCCTCCTCCCTATCGCGTTTGCGCGACCGCTTCCGCTCCAGTTGGCCAAGCAACTTGCCCTGCTTGCGGACCTCAGACTTCAGCGCGAACAGCTCACGCTTCATCTCGTTGATGGCACGAGTCAGCAGCGCGACCTTGTCACCTTCCTCAGGCGGCACCCAGTCACACCCACGCCACTGCCGATGCACCATGTCATACACAAGGACCTGCGACTTCTTGTGCCTCATCGAATTGAACGCACGGATCGCCCGGCCAATATCACAACGGAGGTTGTCCTTTATGTGGGTGATAACCTCGGATCGAGTGGGGTCGATGTCGTGCCGAAGCGGAAGCATCAGCCGGAACATGCTGCGGAGGGTGGAACCATTCTCTAGATAACTCATGGGACAAACAACCTACATCGTCCCCGGAAAATCGTCAAGAGAACTCAAGTGAACAGTCTCACTCCACCCCAGAAAGTTAGCATAGATCCCCCTACCTCCCTAGAGGGAGTCTTGTCACTCCCTCTTCTAGGGAGTTAAAAACCGCAACGCCGAGACGCTGCGGGGGCGTTTCAAGACGCCCCGCGCTCGGCGGCGGTTTTTCAGGACCCTCCGGGTGGATGGGTGGAAGTGGGGGATCTGGAAGCGGGGTGTGGATGCCCCGTAATCGAGCGGGAAGGGGTCGCCGGTGCGTCGGAGGGGGCGGATGGACTCGACGGAGGGGGAGCGGGGTTCGCGGGGCTCTGGCGGGGGAGGAGATCGGGCTCGAAAGTCAGCACGTGGAAGTCGATCATGTGGCGGAGGTACGCTCCCCATGACCTAAACCCCAGTTCATTGGCCCGCTTCTGGAGAAGCGTGAGCATCCGATAGTCGATCTGGAATGAAGTTGTAGTGAGAGACACATCACTCATTGGCCAACTCCTGTATTAGTACGCGGAATGCAAGTTCAGCGGTGTGTGGCACTACTCCATTTCCCAATAACCTTAACTCATCCGTTCTATTGTCACAGGAGACGCACAGCTCGGCATAGTCCAGCCCACTGGCAGACCCATCAACGTCTCCACCCAGCGCGGGTTGAGTTTGCCTTGAGTCTGATTGCTCAGACCCACCTGCCTCGACTTGTCGCTCCTCCTGTCGCTCGCATCCGGTGTCGCCCAGTTCTTCACCTGCCGGTCCAGCTTGTCGATCATGCTCCCGTCCTTCTGCCGGTGCGCTCCGGTCGATACGGTGGCTGTCTGCCATGTTTTCACCTGCGCCGTCAGCGGCATCGTCGCCACATCCCCCTTGGCTTGCCTCAATGCCCATGTCTCGGGATTCTCGTCCGTGGTCTTGCCGGCTCTCGGTGTTGCCCACAACTCTGGGCGGCTCCCATCCGTACTGCTGCTCGCCGGGACGGCTGGGCCATGCACCGCTATGCTCAGGTTCGGATCTTTGCGATTGCCCTGCGTCGTTCCTCCCTGCAACGAGTCCGCCGCATTCGGTGTCGGCCACCCCTTGATCACCACCGTCGTCAGACTCTCCTGACTGCCTTTCATCCCTCGGGAACGATCCTGAAAGCCCTGGCGTACCTCCGAGGCCACTGGTGACGGCCATGATGAACACCCGCTTCCGCTGGTGCGGCGCGCCGACTTCAGACGCGCTGAATATGCCCCACGTCGTTCTGTAACCCATTCCTGCCAGGTCTTCGATGACGTCGGACAACCCCAGGCTGATATGTCCTTCGACGTTCTCAAAGAAGCAGATCCGGGGTCTGAGAAGTCGAATACCATCTGCAATCCACGGCCACAGGTGCCGCGGATCTTGCTTTCCTTTGCGCTGCCCTGCTGCACTGAAGGGCTGGCAGGGATATCCCCCAGTGAGGATGTCCACGCGGTCACGAAATGCTTCCCAAGGGAAGGTCTTAAGATCCGGCCAGATAGGTGCTGGGTCCATGAATCCCGCTTCCATTTTCGCAACCAGATTCGCGACGGCGAAGGCTTCGATCTCACAAAGAGCGACTGTGCGCAGATCTGGGACTGCTCGTTTGAGTCCAAGCTCAATGCCGCCGTATCCAGCGCACAGGCCAATGTGTGTAACTGCTTTGGAAGTATCCATGTGTCCATAGGGTCGTTGTTGCAACACCCACCATACCGCTCCATGCTCAGGCGTCAAGCAGGAAAATGTGGGCGGGGGATTCCACTCGATCCCGCTCCATCCACGGGCGAACGGCTGGGGTCTTTGGCCCACTCCCAACCGCTCCATCATCCGGTGCCACGGCATTAGCATTTCTAATTTCCGAATTCCGAACT